ACCAAACCGCAAATAAAAACAGAAGACTATCGAAGTATTACGCCTTATTGGTGTAACCGATTTTTACTTTTTAAGGGAGAGGTAAAATCAAAAGAGTTCTGGGATAATGAGTTTTTTAATGATGATTGTATAGTTCCAGAGTTATTATTAATTAAGTATATTGAAAAACAGATAGTCACATTTAAACAATTTGATTTTAACATAATGACTTTAGGTTATCCAAAATCAACCGATACTTTACGAATTCTGAAACTCGAACACAAAGGAATCGAAATTAGAGAAGGGAACCCAGATTGGGGAGCTAAACCCGGAAAGTTGTATTTTGTGATTAAGCACGGTAAAATTATAAACGAATAAAAAATAAGTCATGAAAATAGGAGACAAAATTACAATAGAACTGGAGGCTGTTAAACCAATAGTTTCAGGTAGTTGTATTGGGTGTTTTTATGATTATAATAATATTTGCAATAGGCAAAAACCAAAATGCAAGGATGAAGATTTAATGTTTATTGTTGTTGAAAAAACCAAAGAAGATGAAATTTGAAACTTACGAATTAGCCAAAGCCCACTTAAACGAATTGGGTTACAATTTTCTATCAGGAAACGAAATTTTCGCTACCTTTGTAAATGCAACCGGGAACACTGCTTTTAGTTGGCAGAATGGAGTTAATGAGACTGATGGCTGGTCGATTGAAATAAAAAAGTAATGGCATCAAATTTAGGAGAAGAACAAAAAGAAAAGCTATTTACAGAGGTATTAGAGGATATTTCTGAAAATGGAAAATCTTTGTTTGCCTCATTAAAGGGTAAAATGTCTTCTCAAACGTTTTATGATTATTTAGACAAAAGCGAAGAAAGGTCAAAAAGATACGCGCGCGCGACTGAATTACGTGCTGAAATAATGGCCGACGATACGCTTAATATTGCTGATGCTGTTGGAGATGATATTATTATTACTCCAGATGGCCGTGAAATTGTTAATAATAACGTAATAAATAGGGATAGGTTAAGGGTTGAAACTCGCAAGTGGTTGATGGCTAAATTGTATCCAAAGAAATACGGTGATAAAATAGGATTAGAGCACTCCGGCGAACTAACAACAAAGCCAGATTTTTCTAATCTATCTACCGAAGAATTGATCAGAAGAGCAGAAGCAATGCGAACAGTTGAACGTGTGAAAAATGAATAGCTCAACAGAACTATACATTGAGCTTTTCAAAAGAAAAGAATTTGATAAGATACCCGTGCATTTTGATGATACGGGTTTTTACTTTTTATCAAAGCCTCAAATCCATGCCTTAGAATTAATGTTTGACAATGAGACGTTTTTTATCGGTTATGGTGGTTCTGCAAGATCTGGTAAATCTCAATTAATGTGTTTTGCTTTGGTGTTTCTTTGCCTTGCTTATGATGATTCAAGATGGTTAATAGGACGAAAAGAATTGAAAAACCTAAAGGCAACAACAATTCAAACTCTATTAAAAACACTTGCATTTTATGGGATTGAAAAAGATATTGATTACAGTTATAATGATCAACAAGGGTTTTATGAGTTTAAAAATAAATCAAGAATAATTCTTAGAGACACATTTTACAAACCATCTGACCCCGAAATGTCTGAGCTAGGAGGCTTAGAGCTTACAGGAGCTTTTATTGATGAAAGTGCTGAGAATGTTATTAAACCAATTACTATAATTGCCAGCCGGGTAAATGTTTGGAACAATGAAAAGTTAGGGATAAAGGGTTTTGTCTTCGAGGCTTTCAATCCAGTCAAGAACCACGTAAACGAACGTTATTGGTTGCCATACAAGAAGCAAGAAGAGCCACCACATAAGAAGTTTATACGTGCTTTAAGCTCAGATAACCCGCATCCTGATGTTCGAAAATGGGAGGAAAACATTTTGAAAACAGGAGATCAAAGAGCGATTGAACGCCTTTTAAAAGGCAATTTCGATTACGACGACGACGAAAATGTGTTAATCCAGTACGATAAGATTCAAGACATGTTTACAAATTCGTTTGTCGATGGTGACGGGGAAATGTTTATGAGTTCAGACGTTGCCGTTTCAAATGACCTTTTTGTAATTTGGGTTTGGAAAGGTTTTAGGGTAATAGAAATTTCAGCTATAAAAAACGTTTCAAAGCCTAGGAGTATATTAACAGAAGATGGGGAATGGGTAAATAGGATTGATTTTACCCCGCTAATTAACGAATACAACCGATTGTCTGAAAAGTGGAAAGTTCCACGTTCAAATATTTGTTATGACGCTGATGGTATTGGGCATAAATTAAGGACTTTTTTGTCTGGTGCTGTTCCGTTAAACAACAACGCAAGACCAACAGACCCGGCCTTTGATAACTTGAAAGCTCAACTGGCTTGTACTTTTGCTGAGAAAGCAAATACAGATCAATTGTTTTTTGATTGCACACTAGACAATGAAATAAAAGAGAGATTAATAAAAGAAATTAGCGGTTTTAGAATTATATCCGATGTTGGTCAAAAAATAAAAATCAACCCAAAAAGTGAGGTAAAAACCATAATCGGACATTCTCCAGACATTTTCGAGGCTGGCTTTTATCGTATGCTATTCTGGCTCTCTAGGAAAAAATAAACGATAAAAGTGTATTAATACGAAAATATCTTATATTTGTACAAAAATATTTGCGCAAATGGGTATTTTTTCACTGAAAAAACAGAAGGTAGAACAAAAAGAAACGGTCAAAAGTGCCAATCAAATGGTGCAACCGCTTACTTCTGAGCCTCTTTTCATCTACAATGGTTACTCAAATCAATCATTCAATCAGAAATATAACTCCGATGTATTGCTGGCTCTTTACGAAACAGTTTCGCAAATCAATTGCGTTATAAACTACATAGCTAGCAAGGCGGCTGAAATACCTCCAGTGCATTTTAAGTATCAATCAAACGGGAAAAAAAAGCCAATCGGAGAAAGTGAAGTAATAAAATTTCTTGATACTGTAAATATTCGCGATGCCGTTATTCAGTTTTTAATTCACGGTAATACTTTTATCCAAAAGAAAAATACACCGGGGTTTGCTTTGCCGACTACTGGCCTTATTCATCCATCAAATAGATTGTTCGTTATTCCTCAGAGATCAGTTGATCAATATGGAAATCCGATACAAACAATTGATGTTTTCAATAATCCAGTTTCAAAGTTTTCAAAACTATTGGATTCTGGGGTTATGTATGATTACAAGAAAGAAGAGTTAATTCATATTAAGGATATTCAGGCGAATTTAAGGGGGCGTGATTATTATTACGGGACTTCAAGACTATTTGCAGCTGTCGACACCTCAATGACTTTAAAGTTTTTAGCTGAAACAATCAACTCTATATTGAGCGCAAAAGGGGCATTGGGCTTTATTTCTCGAAATTCAAAACCAAATGAAACAGACCCTTTTCAATACAAAGATCCTATTGATAATGTTGAGACAAAAATAAACGAGAAATACGGAACAACAGGAGGCCGCAAGACAATAATGGCAACATTTGCAGATTTGCGATGGAATAAAATGGACAGTCCAATGACTGACTTTTTGCCAGTTGAGCTTTCAGCGTATGAATTCGAACAAATATGTAACCAAATGGGCGGCGTTCCTGCAATGCTTTTCAATGCCAAAACAAACGCTTCTTATAATAACATGAGAGAGGCCAAAGCATCGTTTTACACCAATTGCCTAAGTCCTATTTTAACACACATTTATGCAGAGATAAGCAAAGATTTAAAATTGAACTATCTTAATGAATGGATTGAACCAGATTTTTCTGGAATTGAAGAGTTACAAAAAGACAGGATGCAAAATGCCACAGCATTAAAGGCTGACAGTGAATATTTGTCGACTATGTTGGATAAAAAATTGATTACAAAAAACGATTTTCTTGAAAATATGGGATTTCCTAAAAACTCAGATCCTTCATTTAATGAAATAACCGAAACTAAAGAAGTTGTTGAACCGATTAATCCTATTCAAGATGGAGATGGAATCATATAACATTGAAAAAGTTGAACGTGTCAAATCATTAGACTACGAAGCTATTGATATTGATCAAAAACAAGGAGTTGTTAGGGCTTATATTAATAAGTTCAATGTTGCCGACTCTTATAATGAGATGAGTTTGCCCGGCTCATTCTCGAAAACGTTTCGGGAACGGTTGAAAAAAATGTGGTGGTTACTTAATCATGAATGGGAAAAGTCATTAGGTGTGACTTTAACACTCGAGGAGGATGGTATTGGTGCAATTGCTACTGGAAAGTTTAATCTTGAAAAAAGATTATCGCAAGACGTGTTTTCGGATTATCAGTTTTTTGCTGAAAATGGGCGAACACTTCAACACTCTGTTCGTGTAACGCCAATTAATTATATCATTGAAAACGATGTGATGAAAGTATCTGAGTGGAAAATGCGCGAATGGTCAACACTAACACAACCCGGCGCAATTGAAGACACTCCAATGATTTCAATTAAAAATGCAAAAGACAAAGTTGATTTATTGAAAAAAGCAGGCAAATATGATTTTAGCGACGAACGCTTAAAGCTGTTCGAAGAAAAAATAAACAAATTGGAAGCACTCATAATTAAGGCCGAGGAAATCACCTTACAAAATGAGAACGCCAAAAAAATTAGTGAGACAATTAATTTTATTAACAGTTTAACATTTTAAAAAATGGATGAAGAATTGAAAAACCTTCAAACTGCTGTTGAGGAAAAACTCAAAAAAGCGGCGACAAAGGAAGATGTTGAAAAAGTAAAATCCGAAATATCCGAACAAATTAAGGGTATTGCGGTTGGTGCTTCCAAGGAAGAACTCGAAACAATCAAATCGGAGTTTGATGCAAAGTTGAAAGCTCAGTGGGCTGAAACCGAAATCAAATTAAGTGAAGGTGTAAAATCTGATAAGCCGCTTACTTTTGGTGAGCAATTGAAATCTGAGTTTGAAAAAGCTGGTTTTATTGAAAATGAAGGAGTAAAATTCGACATTAAAGACACCGCTTCTAAAATTAGGGTTAAAGCAGCATTCGACATGAACACAGTTGGCACAACTGCAAGCGTTGACGCTGGTTACCAAACGAACTATGGAATGAGAGTTCAAAAACTTCCATCAAGTTCAGAAGTAAATCTTTTGGATGTGTTTCCATCATTGCCACTGGCCGATATTCAGACTCACATGGCGGCAGTTATTGAGTATGAAGAGACTGATGGTTCTGATCAAAAAACAGAAACCACAGCAGCAGGAGATAGCTCGTTCAAGTTTAAAACAGAAGATTTCAAATTGTTCCAGTTTGGGGTTAAATTCAGAGTTCATCGCAACATGTTGCGCACATGGGCTGGTTTGCAACAGCGAATTGTAACAATAGGAATGGAAAGGCTTAAAAACAAAGTCGCCAAATTCCTAATCGACAAAACAAACGGAGGGAACAACACATCTATTCCTTATGGTTTTTTGTCAGCAACAAGATACACCGCTTACGACACCACTTTAAGAGCAGGTGAGGTAAAAGGTGCAAATATTGTAGATGTGATTAAAAACGCTGTTTTGCAAGCTGAATTGATCGGTACTGACGACGAAGTTAGCGATAAGGTAATTGATACAGTTGTTTTGAACCCTGTTGATGTCGCAAACATTGAGGCTTTGAAAGATCAGAATGATAATTCGGTTCGATTGGCAGGTCTTATTGTAGATGCAAGTGGTAAGCTTTCGTATATTTATGGTCTTCGTGTAATTTCAAAAAAATACGTTACTGCCAATACTGCTATCTTCTTGAATACAACAACCGCTCCGGCTGTTGAGATCGGAAACAAGCAAAATATGGAACTGATTATCGGATATGATAAATCGGAAGATTTGTCGAAAGGTATTGTAACCATTCAGCTTGAATCTGAGTATGCATTTGGTTTGGGAAGTGTAGAATCAATTATCTATTGTTCTAGCATTTCTGATGCTGCAACTGAATTAACATCTTTAATTACACAGTAATGAAAAGGCTAATCATGTTTTTAGCCTTAATTACTGTAGCAGTAATTAGCTATTCACAAGATGTGACACGGACAAAGGACATGCCTGTTAATGGGACTTATCAGTTCATTAATGGCGTGACCGGAGACACTTTGGTTGATGGTGGTCAGGATTCAATTGATTTTGTTTTTAAGAATCACAATGCGTATTCTTACGATAAAATATCAATCGGATTTCAAGCCGACACGGTTAAGGGTGCTGATAATGGCATTGTTTACTCATTGTATGGGAAAGAGTTTGCAAACGATCCTACATGGGTAGCTATAATTGCACAAGACACTACCGCCGATGTAGCTGGAGTTGATCAGTATTATACAGCAAAACAGGCAACAATAGCAACAGATAAAAGCTTTGCCCAATTTAGGCTAAGACTTTTTATGGAGGCTACATCTGATGCAACTGAAAAACTTAAGATTGATAAAGTCGAAATTAACACTTATCAAAAGTAAGAAAAGATGATTGTAACATTTGACGACGGCACAAAAAAAGACATGCATTACTCAGTTGTTGCAAGCCTTTTGAAACAGAATAAAATCTCGGTGGAAAACTTAGCGCAAGCAAAAGAACCCACCGAGGTTCTAATTGAACCAAAAAAAAGGGGGCGCAAGCCTAATAATTAATGGCAAATATTCTAACATCTGCAAATTTCATTGACGATTGTCAACTTTCGATTTCAACAATTACGGAAGTTCAAACCGCCTTTACTCTTTTTTTAACAAAAATGGAAGCTGAATTTCTTCGGAAAGTTCTGGGTGTAAAACTATATGCTTCGTTTAAAGCGGCATGGGCGGCAAATCCAACAAGCGGGGTTTGGTTTGATTTAATTAATGGATCGAACTACAATGAGGATGAAGCTTATTTTGAGGGCTTAAAAAGTGCGCTAATTTACTTCACGTACATAAAACACCAACAAAACAAGGATTCAATTGGAGTGGTAAATGGCAATGTGAAAAGCAACCAAGACAATGCAACATCAACAGGGATCGTTAACAAGTTGGTAAATGCGAATAATAGATGTTTAGAAATATGCGAACAATTAACAGGGTTTTGTGCATCAAATGAGGCTTATTCTGATTTGAATTACACTCCACCTTTTAATACAACTTGGAATTCTTGGGGAATATGACAGTAGCAGTCGAAAATAGGAAGTATTTTGTCGATGTATTCATGGATTGGTGCGCCTCGATTCGCTTGTCTTATGATGTCGCCAATATTAAGCCATATAGCTATTATGGGTCTGTTCTTGAGATTGTGAATTATCTGAACGCAAAATCTGACAACAATCTACCTCGCTACCCAATGATTGCTTTGGCGGACAATGAAGGATTGAAACAGATAAAAAAAGATGACTGGTATGAGGTAAGCCCTACTATTTATATCTTTTCTGAAACAATTGAGGCTTATGACCCTCAACAGCGATATACTAACGTCATTAAACCAATACTTTTTCCATTAAAAGAGTTGTTATCAGAAGAAATTCAAAACAGTGACTCAATTTCACCAGCAAATGAAGTAGATGAACCAGTTTTTGAAATCTTCAAGGGGTCGTTAAACGGGATGACCATTCCCGACACGGTCGACTGCATAAAATTAAATTTTAGTAATTTACGAATTAAAAATAATTGTTAAAATGATATGTGACACTTACACACACGGGGGGATTGGGACTTGTAAAGCTCTCAGAGATCCCATTAGAGGCGGCGTATTAATGACCGTCGGAACAACCATTACAGCGGCCAATGCTGCTATTTTAGGTACTTCAACAACGACTGGCTGGATGTCTATCCTTGCGCCGCTTGTTGCAACTTCTGCAATTGAGCCGGGTGTTATTCTCGATTTTGGTAGAAATACTGAAAACACAACAACCCCTGCAGAAATCACAGTATCCGATATGGGTATTGCTGACGAAACAAAAGCTCAAATGGTTCGTTTGACTGGCTACGGCCACATGAGTTATTCTGAATATCAGAATTTCTTTGGCGCAAACGGAAAGTCTTTTGAATTTTCAATGACCGCCCAAAACGGAAAAACACAATTGTTGACAAAAACAGCAACAGGCGTTTTAAAGGGATTCCGTTGCAAGATTTTTGTAACTAAAGGCGGTATCCCTGCAATTGGGGCTGATTTGATGAAAGAATGCAAATTTGACATTGTGTTTGAAGATGCCGAAGAGTTCAAAAACATCGTTGAGGTGAACACCAATTTCACATTTACAGACCTTTTGGGTTTGTGCCCTCATGGGTTGGATGTTGATGTTACCACTCCTTATGAAGGAACAGGAGGCACTGCAACAATTAAAGTAAGAGAAAGAAACTCTTATTCGCCTTTTGCCGGAGTTGCTGCACCTGCTAATGTTCAAATATTGTCATCTTACAACAACGTTGCAACCGCTGTTAGTGCCGTTGCTCAAACAAATGCAGCGATAGGTAGCTATGTGTTGACCTGTACGGCTTCTCTTATTGGTCCAGTTTGGGCTCGTATTACAGCCGAGAGTGCAACAAAACGCACATACGTTTCTAAACCGTTCTTACTTGTTGAGTAATGTTGATCGGCCAACTATCAATCAACGTTGATTTTTTTGAAGGTTGGACTTTCGAAAAATTCAAAGAGTACCACGAATCGCATAACTGGAAGGAAACAACCGGGAAAAGTGCTGAACAGTGCGCAAAACTTCTAAAGATTGGGAAAATAGAAAAGCCCATTGAGGAATAATAAAGAGGGGGTTTTAATTGACCCCCTTTTTTGTATCTTTGAATCATGGCTTCAATACTTGAAATAGCGAAAAAATCACAACAATACATTGATAACCTCAATGACAATATTGACCGTGTAATTAACTCACCAGAGATCGAAGAGCAACTAACTGAACTTAATAGAAAGCAATTATTAATGAGTGTCGGGAATGATGGTGCGCCGCTTATTCATCAACAAACTGGTTCGCCTCGGCTGTCGCCTGCTTACGCAAAGAGAACAGGAAAACAATACCCTAATATCTTTTTATCTGGAGCGTATCAAAAAGAGATGTTCACCGATTCAGAATATGGAAAGAAAACATATCGGCAAAGTTCATTTAATCGCTTAGTAAAATATTTGCCTGAAAATTACCCAAATTTGCACGGGGTTAATAAAATGAATCAACCGTCGGCACATGCGATAACATCGAAAGCAATTGTAAGCGATTATGAAAATAAAGTATTGAAATAAAAAAAACCGGGGTTGACCCAAAAGAGCCAACACCATAAAACCAAATACGAAAATCACTACAAAAACAAATCAAATATAGGGCTTAAATATGATTAAAACAATTGACCAAATAAAATTAAAGCATCTCGCAAAGATGGAGAGAACTGGAAGCATTCGTCAATTTCTTTCGTGGTGGAATATTGCGCCCACTATCTTTTTTGTCAAAAGGCTACAGAAATACATTCCCGAGGTGTATAACATCGCTACTGGGAATAATCATGCTGATGTTTCGGAATACGAACTAGAGAGCCTAGAATGGCAATGTAGATCGCTTCTTAAGATCAATTCGATTGAATCAGCTTATCAGTCGTGTGTTTTGTTTCTTCATATAGTTGTCGGGTACGATTACAATCTCAATAGATTTAGGTTAAGCCGTCGCCAACGTCGCCAAATTAAGCACGTAGATATTAAGCTACTTGAGAAATCAGTGGAAAATATCAGACTATTAACAGGCATAGAGATAAAAAAAGAGGACGATATAATTGAGGTTCAAAAAGAATTGATTTGGCTAAAGGAAAAGTACAATGAGAATTTTGGAAAGAAAGTCGAAGATGAAACTGAGGCCAACAAAAAAAAGATGTCAATCTTAAAGTATGCTGGTAGTTTTGTTCTCTATGCCGGGAGTTCATTTAACAACCTTTCAGAAATGACAATTCCAGAATTTGTGGCAATGAGAGAAAACGCCAACGAAAAATATGAAGCTGAAAAAAGACATTACGAAAACAAGAATCAAAACATTTAACAATGAAAAATATAATTGCAGTATTTCCAAGTACGATTAGAGAACTTTATAGAAAAGGATATTTTAATCGTTTATTGCGCCCTTATTTTTGGTTAATGAAGTTTGCGGGGTGGTTCGATAGAGGATTCAAGATTTCGAAGCAAGAAAAGCTAATGGCTTATGAAGGTGACATTGCCGAATTTTTGGCAATCGGAACACCATTTACGGTCGAAGAAATCCGAAAAGTATTGAACAGGATTAAACGAGATGAAGGATACAAAACAGAAAGCGTTGCAGCCGAATTAACTTTTCATGTTCGATTTAAGCTTTTGAAAACAGTTCGTTATGCAATAAAACACAAAACAGATATGGCAGTTTCTTATTTCACACTGAAAAATAATGACTTATGGCAGATATAAATGACATCGTTTCGTCCGACGACGTACAGCGAATAATCAACCTTAACAATGCATTGCAAGGCACGGCCAAACAAATTAATGCGGTAAATGCTGAAAATGAAAAACTTCAAAAACAGTTAGATGAAGCGGCAAAAGCTACAACCGATCTAACGGTAAAATCAACAGCGTACACCCAAATTCTGAACGCTACAGAAAAAGAGCAGGTCAAAATTAATGCTACTGCAAAACAAATGCAGGCGCAACAGCAGCAATTAATTGATATTGAAGCAAAATTGGCCGTTGCGCATTCTGCCGAAAATAAAGCATTAATTGCAAAAAGAATAGCACTTCAAGAGGCAACCAAAGCCGAAAAAGAAAAACTGAAAGTAGACCAAGCCGAAGAGGGTTCATTAACTCGAATGCGCCAAAAGCTTTCAGAACTT